AAGGTTGGAACTTCCTTGCCTTTATCGTTATTTTCCTTAAAAAATTTCACAAATCAAATTAGTTTAGACAACTTCATCATGAAAGCAATAGATTTACTAAAATTATTTCGTGAGCCATTTTATTTGTTTGTCGCAAACGGGATACAACTTACAGATGTCAAACTTATCGACATGTATGATGATTACGTCAGGATGCGTGAGGATGGGGAGAAAACTACCTATATTGTCTCCCTGCTTGCCACTAAATACAGCATCAGCGAGCGCACCGTATACAGCGCCATCTCCAGGGTGGGTAAAGACTGCAATCGTATTGCAGTAAGTTAAAGTGGAAATAGCGTTGCCCAAACGGTTAAATACGTATATTCGCGACCTAAACATAAACAATATGAACAAATATCATCAAGTATTAAACAGAATCCTTGTCGATGGCAAGAGGCAGCAAAATAAGAAAGGCAATATCCATTACCTCCTCAATCAGACACTCACATTGTCCCCCGGCGATCTGCTTGACATTTTTGAGGGTCACAGCATAGCTCGTAAAAAGCTCAAGAGCGAGCTAAAGCTTTTTATGAGCGGCGATAGGCAGGTCGAAAAATATCGAGAGGCAGGCATAAACTGGTGGGATTATTGTGGCTCCGTGCTCGTAAACAGCTATCCTACATATTTTGCCAAGCTGCCCAAACTCCTTGAAAGAATCAAAAGGGAGATGCGGAATAGTAAGAACTATCTCCTCTTCCTGGGTGAGACAGAGGCTGAGAGCAACCAGGCGCAATGCCTGAGTCTGGTGCAGTTCCAGATAGATGCCGGAGAACTGGTAGTGTCGGCATATCAGCGCAGTTCTGACGCCAATCTGGGTTTGCCGGCCGATATTTACCATCTTTATCTGATATCTCGTGAGATAGACCTGCCCCTTAAGTCGATAACGCTGTTTTTGGCAAACGTACATGTGTACGACACCAACCTTGAAAAGACCCGGCTTCTGCTCGATGGCATGGACGATGTAAGGTTTGAGCTTAATGTGTGATAGATTACACTGCAACTCTCCTGCAGTGTAATCTCCAAAGTTGTCTTGGACGTTTGGCGGGAAATATAGAACTTTGCACCCGCTAAAATCAAAACAACAATAATGAAGGAATATGTGTCGGCCCCTCTTCCTTTTGTGGGGCAAAAACGGATGTTTATAGGAGAATATAAGAAGGTGCTCAAAACTATATCCGGCGCCAGTGTGTTTGTAGACCTCTTCGGCGGCTCGGGATTACTTTCACACATAACCAAACGTGAGCGCCCGGATGTTGTTGTGATCTATAATGATTTCGATGGTTATAGAAAAAGGCTTGAGCATATCAAAGAGACGAACCAGATTCTCCATGAGCTGCGGAGTATTACAGACCCTCTGCCGCGCCATAAGTTGATTCCACACCCGGAGAGGGAAGCAATCCTTTCCTTGCTTGAGCAAAAGGAAAGAGAGTATGGATACCTCGACTGCATCACTCTGTCCTCCTCACTTTTATTCTCCTCGAAATATGCGACCTCCCTCAAGGATCTCAAGAAGCATTCCCTTTACAATAATGTCCGAAAGCAGGATTATAGTGCCGATGGTTATCTTGACGGGCTGGAGATAACGAGCTGCGACTACAAGGTACTTTTTGAGAAGTACAAAGACCGTGACGACGTTGTATTCCTTGTGGACCCTCCCTACCTATCCACAGATGTCGGGGCATACGTCATGGGCTACTGGCGTCTGTCGGATTATCTGGACGTGCTGAAGGTACTGTCCGGTCAAAGGTATGTGTATTTCACATCCGACAAGTCATCCATCGTTGAGTTGTGCGAGTGGATTGGTGACAATATAGCCATCGGCAACCCTTTCGCGATGGCAAAGAAAAAAGAAATCAACGCCCATCTCAACTACAACGCCAAGTACACAGACATAATGCTATACAAAGTGAGCTGACGGGTCCAGACTATAAAATAAAAGCGCCGGAAGATAATCCTTCGGCGCTTTTATTTTAATCCTCGTATCAAGCCATAAAAGACACTCAAATACCTCGCTTAATTGGCTTCTGCGCGGGTAGTGATTTTCACCCTCTTCCCGGTCGCAGGGTCAATCTGATATGTGAGCAGCGGCACAAAGACAAGCGAGTATCTTGGACCATAATACAGCCCTCCCTCGGCTTCTTTTATAATCTCCGGCAAATCTTTAATGCCTATTTTTTCCATAACCCTCAGTTTTGTGTTGTTAATTTCTTATGCCTATTAAACGTTCCGTCTAAACCTTTATTTTGATTCGATAAAACAGCATATCCCGCCATTTAGCGCCTAATAACAGAGTCATAAAAGAATTTCGCGAAAGACTATTGGAAATGACCTCGCGCAAAGGACCAGGCATAAGACTACTGGGAAAGATTATCGCAAATTAAGCTCGTGTAAGAATACAGGGAATAACTATCAGATTGAAAGAGGGAGAGAACCACATACGTTTCGTTTTTAGAAATCCTGTCATTTCAGCTTAAAATCCATCAATCTAAACCCCTCAAAAAACAAACCGCTTCGTTTCCTCAAACCAATCCACTCGTTTCTCCAGCTAAAACCGCTTCGTTTTGCGGATTATAGATAATAATATCGTAAAAGCCACTTGGGACAAATTAGGTATTATTGATACAACATTTATCAGCTTTAGGGGTAGCACCTCAAGTCGTAATTCTTTAATATCTTTGATAAAATGTGACATATCTGGCTTTAATATTACATCCCTTAAGAATCTTTTTTATCATTGTGAAAACTTAATAGATGTTCCAGCCTTAAAAGAATGGGATACATCGAATATCGTAAACATGAGCAATATGTTTGATATGTGTTCTTCCTTAAAAACATTAGATTTGTCTCATTTTGATACTTCGAATGTTTCCGATATGTCAAATATGTTTTCGGATTGTCGGTCGCTAACGAGTCTGGATGTGTCTAACTTTGATACTTCCAATGTGACAGACATGTCCTGGATGTTTTATAAATGTTATTCTTTACCTGCCTTGGATGTTTCTAAATTCAATACATCCATTGTGACAGACACACACGGAATGTTTTCCTATTGTCGGTCGGTAACAAGTCTGGATGTGTCTAACTTTGATACTTCCAATGTGACAGACATGTCCTGGATGTTTTCTAGTTGTGAATCGCTAACGAGTCTGGATGTGTCTAACTTTGATACTTCCAATGTGACCAAAATGGACTGTATGTTTCAACATTGTTTTTCTTTGCCTACATTGGATGTTTCTAACTTTGACACCTCCAATGTGACCAATATGTCCAATATGTTTTCGGATTGTCGGTCGGTAACAAGTCTGGATGTCTCTAAATTCAATACATCCATTGTGACAGACACACGCGGAATGTTTTCCAATTGTAAAACTCTACTGGATTTAGATGTATCTGGATTCAATACTTCAAAAGTGACATGGATGGCATCAATGTTTTGTGGCTGTTGTAATTTGTCTATTTTGGATGTTTCTAATTTTGATACTTCCAATGTGATCAATATAACTAATATGTTCTTAGATTGTGAATCGCTAACGAGTCTGGATGTTTCTAACTTTGATACTTCCAATGTGATATACATGTCAGGCATGTTCGAAAATTGTCATTCTTTACCGATTTTGGATGTTTCTAAATTCAATACATCCAACGTAACCAATATGGAAAACTTGTTTGCGGATTGTCATTCTTTACCTACCTTGGAAGTATCTAACTTTAATACTTCCAATGTGACAAGGATGTCAAATATGTTTAGAGATTGTCGGTCGGTAACAAGTCTGGATGTGTCTAAGTTCGATACATCCAACGTGACAGACATGTATGGCATGTTCCAAAATTGCATGTCGATAGATGAACTTGATTTATCAAGCTTTAGTATTAATAAAATAACGTCATTCACATCTTTCGTCGCAGGGTGTTCAAATTTAGTTTCCCTTAACCTTAATAATTGGCAATTTAATAAAAACTGCTTATTCGAATACCTCAATATGGGAGACCATAATTATATTTTTGAAGACACCCCTAAACTTACCAATATAATTGGACCGATTGAAGGTATTTCAACAAATATTAGAATACACAGTCCCTTAACAGTTGAATCTGCCATGGTCTTTATAAATGGGCTCAGTACTGTCTCTAAAGAGCAGACTATACGTTTTTGTAAGGAAACCGTTAATTCTTTAACCGCTGACCAAATCAAAGTAGCCACGGATAAAGGCTGGCGTGTAGCTAATTTATATTAAACACAATTCCCCTCTCGACAACCCTCACAACCCGCGACATTTTACTTTGCAAAGTTGCATATCCCTGATCCGACCGGCAAGTGACGTTTCTCTTTCCACGACATTTTATTTTGGCAACCTTCCGCATTTTCTACGAAAATGGGTTTTCCAAAATAAAATGTCGTTCCACACTTGCCTGTCTGCTCAGGGATATGCTGGTTTTGCACGTAAAATATCCCGGGTTGTGAGAGTTTCATCTCCAACGAAAGGGAAAAAATTAAGTTCAACCCTTTAATCCCATTTATTATGATTCTCAATCGTTTCAACAGAATCCTCTCTTCTCTGGCAGTGGCTTGCTCCGTGTCCGTTCTTCCTTCCTGTTCCCAATTCGATGAACCGGGCACCGGTTCCTTCATAAGAATGAATGTGTCCGTAGAGACCAATTCTGTTTCCGTGCCTGACTTCGCTCTGTCTGAGTCTTCCCCTTTCCACGTGGTGGGATTCGCTCGTGAAAAGCAGTGCGAACCATTCTACCGTCTTTTCGAGTCCGACGCTTACAGCAAGGACGGCAGTCTCACCTGGATGGGCAAGGATAGGGAATGGCCTGGAGAGTATATGAAGTTTGTCGCCTATTGGCCGGCTGACGCAGATGTCTATATCGACACAAAGGGAAATGTAGTCTCCGCTGATTGCGTCCTCATTGCCGAGACTACCCCTGCATGTCACCTTGACCCCACCGTTTCACTCACCTTTCAAGCTATCAACGAATATTTTTATGGCAATGAATAAGAAATGCTCAAGACTGTCCCAAATGTATGCAAATACTTTGTTCCCGAATCCGGTTAAGAAGGATGGCATCGATGACGACCGATTGATCCGCACCACGGCGACATTGGCTTTTGCCGATGGCTTCACTGTTGCCTCAGATGTTTGGCACGACCCGAAGAAGGAAATGCCGGAAGACCGCACGGAGATTCTGTTGGCTTTCAGATTCAGGAAGAAGGATACCGGAACTTGGTACGTGACCTATATGCATGAAAGGTTCCACACAACGGAGGGGTTTGGTCTGTCAGACGCCAGCGAAGTGTTGGCTTGGATGTATGTTCCGGAGCTCCCGAAGTCTCTTGTCTATTGAATTTTTCTACTGCAATTTAATCCCACGAATCATTATGGACTTCTTTACTAAATATCGCGACCGATTCCGCCTTACGGCAATCGTCAGCTCCCTATATTTCAATTTTGCCCTCATTTTCGCGGCATGGACAGGTGAGTTCGCCGCTTGGTTCACGGCTTTCTTCATTGCTTCGGTGGCTATAATATCCGCATTCGTCTGTTTCTTGGTTCCTGAGCCTGACCATGAAGAGTCAATCGACAGTTCCGAAGTTGCCGAAACAATCTGAAACAATAATCCGGGAGGCATTTCCATAATGTCCTCCCGGACTATTTTTAGTAGTTCTGCTCAGTTTGCCCCAGTTTGGTAATCAATTTCTCATATGCCGCTTCCACCGTGGTGTTTACCATCCCTGCATATATTTGCGTGGTTTTTATGTCGGTGTGTCCCATCATTTTTGCGAGCACCTCAATCCTGACTCCGGAATTGATGCATAAGGATGCATATGTGTGTCTCCCCATGTGTGAGGTCAGCTTCTTATCAATACCGGCCGCATCTGCCACTATCTTCAGGCGCATATTGTATTGCTGATTGCTGATTACGGGCAGTTGGAAGTCATATTTCCTCAAAATTTTTAAAGCTGCAGGGAGAAGGATGATATAGAAGTCTTCTCCTGTCTTTATCCTTGTGTCGTGAAGCACAAAATGTCCATCTTTCTCCACTGTGTCATGAAAATCAAACTTCGCCATGTCGGCATACGCCAAACCTGTGTAGCATTGGAACAGGAACAGGTCACGTGTCCTCTCAAGTGATTTTGTCTGTAGACTTGCGCTCTCAATCTTCCCGAGCTCTTTTTCCGTAAGATATTTCCTTATCTTGCTTTTGCCCCGGTCGATTTTTATGCTTTCGTATGGATTGCTTTGGATTGAATCATTGCCCAACGCTTCATATACGTATATCTTCAGGAACTTGTGGTATG